CAGAGGCCAAAGCCACCGCACTGAAAACAGCGGCACAGTCCACAGCGGATTGGGAACGCATCATGGCAGAGGCTTCCAAGAACTCGTGGAAAGACGAGTGGTTAACGATAGTGTTCAGCATACCTCTGATCCTTGTCTTTATACCAAGCATGGTAGGACATATCCAAGCGGGGTTCAACGCATTGGCAACTTTGCCGATTTGGTATCATGAGATTCTCATGGTGATTGTTCTTGCTAGCTTTGGTGTCAAAGCGGGTAAGGGAATTGTAGAAATGATAGGAAAGAAATAACATGCCAAAATATAACGATCCAGCAGAAGCATTTGAAGAAGGTAAATTCTTAGAAGGAATGACTGATCTTCCAAAGCCTGACAAAAAGAAACCAAAGAAAAAGAAAGAACCTACTGCTTGTGGCCAAGGCTCATGTTCATCTGATTATATTAGGAGTTACAAGTAATGGCATATACAACTGGAAAAAAAACAACTAAAGCATTCAAGACTTGTGCAGGTTGCCCAAATAAGACTAAATGCAAAGCAATGGGTAAGTGCATGAAGAAAGGCCGTAAGTAGTGCCGAAGGCTAAGAAGAAGCTAGACGCTTGTGCTAAGAAGGTCAAGAGCCGCTATAAGGTTTGGCCTTCAGCGTATGCTTCAGGTGCTGTAGCCAAGTGCCGTAAGGTTGGTGCTAAGAACTGGGGTAACAAGAGTGGCCGTAAGAAAAAGTAAAGCAGGAGCATCCCTCAAGAAGTGGTTCGGGCAGAACAAAGGCAAAGGTTGGGTTGACTGCAAGACAGGCAAACCCTGTGGACGCTCAGGTGCTAAAGACAAACGTAAGAGCTATCCTGCTTGTAGACCAACCAAAGCAGCTTGCAAGGCTGCAGGTGCTAAAACAGCCATGAAGAAAAAGACATCTTCATCCCGTGTTAATTGGAAAAAGAAGGCTAAGTAATGCCAAAGTCAAAAGACCCTAAGTTAGCCAGGGCAGGTGTAAGTGCTTACAACAAACCTAAGCGCACTCCTGGAGGTTCTAAGAAGTTTGTAGTGGTTGCTAAAGAAGGTGACAAGACCAAGACTATTCGTTTTGGTGATCCTAACATGACAATCAAGAAAGACCAGCCTGCGAGACGTAAAAGCTTTCGTGCTAGACACAAGTGTGACACTAGCCCACCAAGTAAGCTAACTGCTCGTTATTGGTCATGTAAAAAATGGTAGCACTTGACATTTGTTTAAATGTATGCTATAATAGTCTTATATAGTACATAGGTACACCCATGACATATTTAGAAATAGTAAATAATGTTCTTAGACGCTTAAGAGAGCGAGAGGTCTCTACAGTAGANGAGACAGCATANAGCCGNCTCATTGGTGATTTCGTNAACGATGCGAAAGAAGAGATTGAGAATGCTTGGTCATGGTCGCATTTGCGTACAACAATTACTGCAACTACCACTGCAGATATCTTTGCGTATATCTTAACAGACTCTGGTACTCGTATGCAGGTGTTGAATGTTTATAACGACACTGATAATTACGAGATGAAATATCGTTCTGCAGATAAAATGACAAAAGATTACTTAGCAAATCCTGCGTCTGGTTCTCCTCGTTACTATAGTTTTAATGGTGTTGACATTAACGGCGACACAATTGCAGAAGTATACCCTAAACCTAGTGGTGTGTACCAACTACGATTTAACTTAGTTGTTAGGCCGGGTGCGTTGACTGGAGACACTAATATTGTTTATGCCCCAGAGCGTCCCGTGATTCATTTAGCTTATGCTAAAGCTGTCGAAGAACGTGGAGAAGACGGAGGCATGGCAGGACTGTCAGCATACAACACAGCTAACCGTTCATTAAATGATGCGATCTCATTTGATCAAGGTAAGCATCCTGAAGAATTAATTTGGGTAACACCATGACAAAACCATTACAGTCTTCAAGTATTGCCGCACCGGGATTCTTTGGTCTTAACACTCAAGAGTCTGGCATTACTTTGGATTCTGGTTTTGCACTACAAGCAACCAATTGCGTCATTGATAAGTTTGGACGCTTAGGTGCTCGTAAGGGTTGGCAGTTTCTTGTTGAGTCTACAGGCGTAGACCTTAAGGGTATGCATCGGTTTGTTGACATTGATGCAACTGAATACTTTGGTGCATGGTCTGATGATAGTTTTTATATTTACTCTGGTGGTGCGTTAGTTCCTGTTACTTACAGTGGTTCTCAAACAATTAATCAAGGTAACTGGCAAGCTGTAACTCTAAACGATGCCGCTTACTTGTTTCAAGCAGGATACGAACCATTATTCTTTGACACTGTTTCAGGCGAAGTCAAAGATATGAGCGATGCATTAAGTACCGCTACAGTTACAATTAATTCACAGTCAACGACTGCAACGGTTACACACACAAGTCATGGGTTTACATCAGGTAATCCTGTTACAATCAGTGGTGCTAATGAAGCTGTTTTTAATGGCACGTTTAATGTTACGGTGACTGGGGCAAATACCTATACTTATACACTGCCAAATTCTAATTCTAACAACCCTGCTACAGGCACAATCACAGCCGCTTGGTATCATGATACACCTCCTGAAGCAAACGTAGCATTGTCAGCTTATGGTCGCATTTGGGCGGCATCAACAGCTACTAACAAAACAACACTGTATTGGTCTAACTTACTTGACGGCACAGACTGGGATGGAGGAACAGCAGGTAGTTTAGACATCTCAGGTATCCTTGTGTACGGCAACGATGAGATTATAGGCTTAGGCGCACACAACGGTTTCTTAATTGTATTCTGTAAACAGAACATTGTTATTTTTGGTGACAGCGACACATCACAAACTTATCTTGATCCAACAACCTTACAGCTTGTAGAAGTTATCTCAGGTGTAGGTTGTATTGCTCGTGACTCGATTGTAAACACAGGCGGTGATATTCTTTTCCTGTCTGAGTCAGGCTTGCGTAGCCTTGGACGAGTCATTCAAGAGAAGTCTACACCAATGCGTGAGTTNTCTAAGAACGTGCGTGATGATCTTGTACAGTTCTTAGAAGGTGAAACCAAAGCAGACATTAANGCNATNTACTCAGAGCGTTATGCATTCTATCTGCTTGCATTCCCATCAACAAACAAAGTGTATTGCTTTGATATGCGAGGGCCATTACAAGATGGTAGTGCTCGTGTGACTGTGTGGGATAACATGAACTTTACATCATGGCTTGCGTTTGATGGCACAGTATACATGACTCATGAAGATGGTCTTGCTCAATATTTCGGACACCAAGACAATGGTAGCCAGTATCGTATGACTTACTTTACAAACTACTTTGATCTTGGCGATGCATCTATTAGTAAGATACTTAAGCGTCTGAGTATCACAGTGATCGGTGCAATTGGTCAGAACTTTGTTGTCAAGTCTGGATTTGATTACAGCGATATCTACCAGTCTTACTCTTTGGATGTACGTCAAGGCACAATCTATGAGTATGGTGCTAACGCCCCGTCTGAGACAATTGGTAAGTATGGTTTAACTACAGCAACACCATCAGTTAGTCAGACATCAACAACCATTACCAACGAAGATACAACACCGGATGAACACTACACGGTTGACTTTCAGCTAACACCAGATGCTGTGTACAATGTACCTCTAATTGTGTACTTAGATACAGATGGTTACTACTATCATCAAAACGATACAGTCTTTGATGGAAACGGTAATGTTACTACTCCGGGTACACGTACAGAAACAACACTGTATGTAAAAGCTGTAGACTTTGCCGCTGAATACTCTGGTGGTGTATTGGTTGATACCATTCGTATTGCCGCATCAGGTTCAGGTAACGTTATGCAATTAGGGTTTGAAGCAGATGTCAATGGCGGTGCTTTATCAATACAGAAGATGGATATCTATGTTAAACAAGGCAGGATTCTATAATGAGTAACTATACTAAATCAACAAACTTTGCAAGTAAAGATACTCTGCAGACTGGCGAACCGCTTAAGGTTATCAAAGGCACAGAGATTGACGATGAGTTTAACAATATCCAAACTGCGATCAACTCTAAAGCAGACATTGCATCTCCTGCATTCTCAGGCACACCTACGGCTCCTACGAAAGCGGCAGGTACAGCAGATACCTCTATTGCAACGACAGCCTTTGTTGCAAACTCATTTGCACCTTTAGCGTCACCTGATTTAACAGGCAATCCAACAGCACCTACACAAGCAACGGCTGATGACTCAACTAAGATTGCAACGACTGCATATGTTAAGCAAGAGATTGATGTTATTCCTGTGCTTGGCTATGCCTCTGAAGAAACTGCAGGAACAGTCAGAGCATACTTAGATGGTACTGATCTTTACAT